AAAGCTAGAATAATTAAAGGACACATCTCTGCTACACAAGGCAGGGGTAAAAGAACAAGGCAAGGTGGAGGTAACGTTAGCACCTCAACCATGAACAAGAATCAGAAAGCTAACTATAAAAAATATAGAGGTCAAGGAAAATGATAAAGAAAAAAATGGTAACGATTAAAGTTGAACAAAGAGATGTTGATTTAATTCTTGGTTGTTGTAACGATATGAAATGGGGCATAAGTAGTATGTTTGAGTATGGTAGTATGTCAGTCGCAGAACTTCATAGGATAGATGATATGTTTAGGAACATTAAAAGTTTGTTAAACATTGAAGATGATGGTGTATACCCTAACAATTATTACAGGTCTGGTACTAAATGAAATTTAAAATAATATTTAGTATCGTAATGGTCACAGCTTTTATATCTGTGTACACCATTGTTAATACAGTAGCCGGTGGCATAGCTGAGAATCAAGCAGGACTTAACAGGTTAAACAAATCTTTTTTGTCTCTAAGCGAAGAGTTCCAGGATGTAAAAGAAAGAATTAATTTAATGGGCCAGACTAAAGAAAGCTACCACAATTCTTTGGTTGATGTATCAAATAGATTAGCATCTATGGAAGAAACCACCTATGCTATTAATAGTATCTTACAAGATTTAGATTCACAATTAAATCCCAAGCTGCCTAGTATCAACGAAGGACTAGGAGTTTTAACAGGAACACATAGCCTTATAGAAAACCAGGAGACTGACTAATGAACTATCTATATAATAAAATGCTAGATGGTAAAGTTATAGGTTGGACAACAATTAAAAAAGGAGACAAGATGGACAGAGAACTACCTAGCAATGTACTAGTATTAGATAAGAAACTTATGTCTAAGTTTGAACAGTACGTTGCTAATAATTATCAAGAATTTTATGCTAACAAAGTTTCGTATGAAGTTCTTAAGCAAGGCGAAAAGTTTTTAATAACTCTCTTTGATAACCCTTCTATAACTTTAGAAGAAATCTTAAGAGAGATTAAAGAATAGGAGTTGACTTATCGGTCAACATAATTTAAAATTGTATAACAACAATGTCAATATAGGAGTATTTAATATGGCAATACAAGAAGGAGTAGCCTACTGGGCTAACGTAACAACACCGAACACTAAGTTCGAACCTGTGTATACAGTAGACTTAGTAATCAGTGATGAGGTGGCGAATGATTTTGAAAGCCGTGGCTTTAAAGTTAAAACTTTAACAGTCCAGGATGAAATCGTTGGTCGTTCTATTAACATCAAGCGTAAGGTAAATGGACCAAATGGAATGGTTCGCAAAGCACCCTTACTTCTTGACACTAACAAGCTCCCAATAAATGAGCAAGTTGGTAATGGTTCACGAGTTAAGATTCAATATAACGAGTGGGAAGTATCTAATAAATATGGAGACTTCAAGGGCCTGGACTTCCAAGCAATGCAAGTACTTGATTTAATTCAATACAAATCCGGAGACGGGGCAGAGTTTGAAGCTATCGAAGGTGGCGAGGAGTTTTAATGTTGATTACTATAGAAGATAAAGTATACGACATGGAACTTATTGATGATAAAGATAAAAAATTAGCAGCCAACATTATGGTTGCTAAAGCTAATCATCATAGATTAAATGCAGAAGGCTCACAAATACTTGTGAACACTTATGAAAATGGCTTGGCTACAATGTTAAAAGAATTACCTGAAATAGTGGTAGAACCAATAGAACCAGAACCAGAGCTAGAACCAGAAGAAGACGTTAAATCTTCTTAACTTTAACCATGCTAGGACACAGATTAAATTCTGTGCCTAGCTTTTTTTCGGGTCAAACATGGAAAACAATTTAAAATTTATTAAGTTTCATTTACCTTGTCCATCTTGTGAGAGTAGCGATGCTGTCTCTCAAAACGAAGATGGCTCTGCTAAATGTTTTAGTTGCAATGAGTTCTTTCCTCGGTTTGATAAACAACCAGACTTCAAATCAAATCAAGGAGATAATAGAATGCAAGATGCAGTCAGAGAATTAAACGCACATGGTGGGGTGTATGCAAAACTTACCGATAGAAGCATAGCAAAAGAAACAGCAGAAAAGTATGGTGTTAAAGTTGTTTATGATTCAGCAGGGCAGTTAGCTCAACACATCTACCCTATGTATATTAACAACGAGCTTACAGCAAACAAGATTAGATACATTAGAGACAAGAAGTTTTCTTTTGATGTCTCACCTAATGGTGTTGGTTTGTTTGGACAACAGCTATTCAAAGAAGGAGGTAAGTATCTCACCATTGTAGAAGGTGAGTGTGATGCAATGGCAGCCTATGAACTCCTGGGTAGTAAGTGGGCAGTCGTTTCTATTATTAGAGGGGCAGCATCAGCCGTTAAAGACATCAAGGAAAACCTTGAGTATGTAGAAAGCTTTGACAATGTTGTCTTGTGTTTTGATAAAGACAAGGCCGGGATGGAAGCTGCAATGAAAGTTGCAATGATTCTAAAACCTGGTAAGGCAAAGGTTGTTACTCTTCCTAATGGATACAAAGATGCTAACGATATGCTTATTAAAAAAAGCTACAAAGAATTTACCTCCTCATGGTGGGATGCTAAAGTCTATACCCCTAGTGGAATCATTCGTGTATCAGAAAAACAAGCAGACTTTTTAGATAGAAAAAGAAAAGAAAGCATACCTTATCCTTGGAAAGGATTGAATGATAAGCTCTATGGTATGAGACAAGGCGAGTTAGTAACTTTAACAGGTGGTACAGGGCTAGGTAAGTCTAGTGTAACCAGAGAGTTAGAGCATTGGCTTGTCAAAAATACAGAAGATAACGTAGGTATCATAGCTCTTGAGGAAGATTGGCGTAGAACTGTAGATGGAATACTGTCTATTGAAGCTAACGCTAGGCTGTATGTAGACCAAGAGAGAGATAAGTTTAGTGAAGATACTTTGATTGATATGTACAAGACAATGTTTGATGAAGACAAAGTATTTATTCATGCTCACTTTGGTACTAATGAAATTGATGACATCTTTGCAAAGCTTAGATATCTTATCGTTGGTTGTGATTGCAAGTGGGTAATCGTAGACCATCTTCATATGCTTGTCAGTCAGATAGCAGAAGGAGATGAACGTAGGGCTATTGATAATATTATGACCAGGCTTCGCAGCTTAGTAGAAGAAACGGGGGCCGGGCTTATACTCGTCTCTCATCTAAGGCGTGTTGATGGCAACAAAGGACACGAGAATGGAGTTGAAGTTAGTCTCTCTCACCTTCGTGGTTCTAATAGTATAGGCCAGTTATCTGATTGTGTTATAGCTTTAGAAAGAAACCAACAAGCTGATGATGATTTAGAATCTAGGACAACGAAACTTCGTGTGCTTAAATCTAGGTATACAGGAGACGTTGGGTTAGCTACTTCTTTAGTGTATGATACAGAATCTGGTCGTTTAACTGAGTATACAGATGCTGAATTAATGCATGAAGATACAGAAACTTTAATGCCTTTTTAGGATAGACATATGGAATTAGTATTTGATATAGAAACAAACGGACTACTGTTTGATTCTAAACAAAAGGTTTATGATACAGACCTTAAGAAAAATGTAGAGGTTAAGATACCTGCTGCGACAGAAATTTGGTGCATCGTTGCGATTGACCAAGACGATAATGTTTATTCCTTTGACCCCGGAGAGATAGACAAAGGCATTGAGTTTCTGTCTAAGGCGGATAAACTTATAGGACATAATATTATAGGCTTTGATATACCTGTTATTAAAAAACTTTCGGGGGTGGATTTATCTGCGTGTGCAGAAGTCATTGATACCTTGACCCTGTCAAGACTCTTCCACCCAACGAGAGAGGGAGGGCATAGCTTAGAAAAGTGGGGTTGGTTTTTAAAATGTGCGAAAGGAGAACAACCTAAGTTCGATTCTTTTAGTAAAGAAATGTTAACCTATTGCATTCAAGATGTAAGAGTAAACAAAAAAGTATTAGAACATTTAAGAAAAGAAAGCCCTGGATTTTCTAAAGAGTGTGTTAACTTAGAACACAAGACCTCTCAAATTTTACAGCAACAAACTGACAACGGATTTCTTTTTGACGAACAAGCAGCTATGTTTCTTTTAAGTTCTTTAAATAAAAGAAAAGCTGAAGTTGAGAAAGAAGTACATGAAACATTTAAACCTAAATGGGTAGACATAAAACAAGTTGTTCCTAAGTTTAAAAAAGATGGTGCTTTATCTAAGTCTGGTCTAAGTTCATACGAATACGCAGACCTAACAAAGACAGGCAACATGACACCCTTCATGCGTAAAGAATTAAAAGAATTTAATTTAGGTTCTCGACAACAGATAGGAGAATACTTAAAAGATTTTGGTTGGAAACCCAATAGGTTTACAGCAACTGGTCAAGCTATTGTTGATGAAGGAACTCTTAAGAAAATTAAACACATACCAGAAGCTCAACTTATAGCGGAGTTTTTACTCTTACAAAAAAGAGCAGCTCAAGTTGAATCGTGGATAGATGCTGCTGCTAAAGACAACCGAGTACACGGCTCTGTTTTATCTACTGGTGCTATTACAGGCCGGATGGCTCATAGAAATCCAAACATGGCTCAAGTCCCCGCAGTCTATAGCCCCTTTGGTAAAGAGTGTAGGTCTTGTTGGATAGTACCTGTTGGGTACAAACTTGTGGGTGTAGATGCAAGTCAATTAGAATTAAGAATGTTGGCACACTACATGGCTGACGAGGAGTATATAAATGAAATCCTTACTGGAGACATTCACACAGTTAACCAAAACCTTGCTGGGCTTAAATCAAGAGACCAGGCAAAAACTTTTATCTATGCACTTATATACGGAGCAGGAGATGAAAAAATTGGAAGCGTTGTTGGTGGAAATAGAGAGGAAGGTCGAAGATTGCGAGAACGTTTTCTTAGTGGTAACCCATCATTTAAAGCTCTTAAAGGACGGGTTGAAAGAGCAGCAACTAAAGGTTATCTCAAAGGATTAGATGGTCGTAAGATATTTCTCAGACACAAACACGCTGCCTTAAATACTTTACTACAAGGAGGAGGAGCTATCTTAATGAAACAAGGCTTAGTTATACTAGAAGATTTATTAAAACTAAATGCTATAGATTACAAGTTTGTTGCTAACATACATGACGAGTGGCAGATAGAAGTAAAAGAATCACAAGCAGAATTTGCAGGAGAACTCGCTGTTAATAGTCTTATTAAAGCAGGAGAACACTTAACCCTTCGCTGTCCTATGGATGGGGAATACAAGATAGGAGATAATTGGAGTGAAACCCACTAAAGAAAACAGAAAGAAATTTGACCTAGACTTACAGTACGGTACAGTTAGAGAAGATAAAGTAGCAGCAATGTTACAAGATAAAAAGATAGAAGTTAAATCAGAACGTGGTATGTGGATGAAGACAGGGAACATAGCTATTGAATATCAAAGCTATGGTAAACCTTCTGGTATTAAAGCTACTGAGTCAGACTATTGGTTTCACAATCTTTGTATCGGAGACAACGAGTACTGTACCCTTGTGTTTAAAACAGATGTTCTTAGGACTATTGTTGACAAACTTGATACCTTTAAAACTGTATCCGGTGGAGACCATAATGCAAGTCAAATGTATTTAGTTAATTTACAAAAGCTTTTCTCGTCTGATGTAATTAAAGCATTCAAGGAGTTTGAAGATGCCAAAAAATAAAAACCTAGATACATTAGTAGATGATATTTACTCTACTATATCTACCTTAACTAAGGGTAAGGATATTAAACTAACCGACCAGGATTTAAAAGTCTTTGGTGAAGACATGGCCAGTGCTTTAAAACATTGGGCTACTCCTCGTGGTGCAGACAAAGCTAATGTTAATACATTAAGAATGTCTAACATCGGGAAGCCCTCTCGTCAGCTCTGGTATGATATGAATTCTAAAAACGTTTCTGCTAGAGAATTAGAATCTAGCACAATGATTAAATTTTTATACGGACACTTACTTGAAGTGTTAGTTTTATTCTTTGTTAAAATGTCTGGGCATAAGATTGACTCTGAACAAAAAGAAATTTCTGTTAGTGGAATCAAAGGTCACATGGATTGTAAGATTGATGGTGAAGTAGTAGATGTAAAGACAGCTTCTGGTTTTGCGTTTAAGAAATTCAGAGACGGTACACTAGCAGAGCAAGATAACTTTGGATACTTAGCACAACTTGCAGGGTATGAAGAAGCAGAAGGTACAAGCAATGGTGGATTTTTAGTTTTAAATAAAGAAACAGGAGAGTTAACTTTATTAAGACCAGAAGAGCTTGATAAGCCTAATATTAAACACCGTATTAAATCTATTAAATCTATTG